GTGCTTAACGAACGCTATGAAAAGCTGAAGCCATCTATCTTATTATCAAACATTCCAAGAGAACAATTATCTGATTACCTTGGTGAACGTGTAACCGATAGGTTGCGTGAAAACGGAGGAAAGATGATTGGTTTTGATTGGGATAGTTATAGGAAGATTACATGAAAGTCACGGTAGCCCATCAAAAAAAGATAAAAGAAAAAATGGCAGAGGAGGATGCTTGGAATCTGTTTGGTAAATGGTGGGAACAGATAGACATAAACATAAAAAAAGCAGAAGTTAAGCCTATAGATGTAAGAACCGCAACTAATTTAATAAAGAGATATGAATGGCTACAATGTATGCCAGCTATGGTTCAATATTGTTTTGGAATTTATTTTGAAGGGAATATTGGAGGTGCTGTAGTTTATAGCACAGAGTATATAGAGAACTTAGGTCACTGGGATAAGTATGACTACACAGGAAAAATTATATTGTTGTCTCGTGGTGCTTGTGTTCATTGGTCACATCCACATAGTGCATCTAAATTGATAACACAATCAATGAAAATGTTGCCAGAAAAATATAAAGTGATTACTGCCACAGTAGATGAACAAGCAGGTGAGATAGGAACAATCTATCAGGCGTGTAATTTCCATTACATAGGTTCAATGCGTGAGAACAATCCTAAAGTGAACAGCCGAAAGAATGACAGATTCGGGGTAAAAGTAAATGGAAAGCTATACGGAGCAAGATCAATTAGGCAAAAATTAGGAACACAGAAAAAAGAAGAAATTTTAAAAATATATCCAGACGCAGAGTTTGTACCGCAAGCAAGCAAAAAAAGATATTTTTATTTTTTAGGTAACAAAAGAGAAAAGCAATATTACAAAAGTAAAATTGCAGAATTTATTAAACCTTATCCAAAACGTCCAACTCAGGGGGTTTCGTTCTAATGACAAAAGAGGAAAGAATTGCAGCAGCTTTACAGCGGATCGCTGAATTAGAGTTATTAATTAAACATTGGAGCAAAACAAAATGAGCCAAGAGAAGATGCTAAAGCTTGCTAATTACAAACAGCAGCTTACAGAATTGGAAACACAATATTGGTTTAATGATCTACCAAATATGGAATATATAGTTAGACATGACATTCTCAAAAAGAACATAGATGAACTGGAGGAACTAAATGATTGAAATAGTTTTAGGCTGGCCTCCAAGTGAACTAAGTCCTAACGCAAGATTGCATTGGGCTAAATTAGCAAGGGCAAAAAAACAATATAGGAATGCATGTTTTAGTGTTTCAAAAGAACAATTAAAAAAAATTAAGACTGATAATATCCCTGAGCAATTAGTTTTAGAAATGACGTTTATACCACCAGATCGGAGAAGTTATGACCGTGACAATTTAGTAGCAAGAATGAAGGCAGGTATTGATGGATTAGCAGATGCGCTTAAGATAAATGATAAGCGGTTTAACACTGTGATTTCAACAATGGATCAAGATTACTTAGGTGGTTTTGTCCGCATACGCATCCTACAGGAGATTCCTTATGGCACGAAAAGTGAAAAACCTATCAGTGAAAACACGAGAATACAAAGATAGGGATGGCAACGACAAAGCCAACTGGCAAAACATCGGAGTCATTATGGAGAATGACCAAGGCAAACAATTTATGTTGATAGACCGATGGGTAAATTTAGGAGGTCTGCCTGACTTCAGTGGCAAGCCAAACCCATCAGCAGTAATGGTTAATATTTTTGACGTTGATGAAAATTACCAGCCTAGAAATAATGGCCCATCTTTCAAAGGCCAAGACAACGACATAGCTTTTTAACTAGATTACTTCTTTGGAGGTCTTCCCTTCTTTGTCCCGTAGGTTCCTTTTCCTTTTGGCATGGTAGTTTTTTCTAAATATTAAAGAAGCTTCTTATTCTGTCAATCGTTTTTTGCTCTTCTCCAAGATCTACTTTTGCTAATTCTTTAAGATCTACCTTAGCCACTATTGCTTCTAGCTCTAATACTCTAGATAGTACCGCTGCCAAGAAAACATCCTGCTTCATCTGATGTCTAATTAGATGTGTGCAGTATTTTTTTACGTCATCATAGTCATTGCTATTTAAAACATCTCTAACACGCATCTCAACAGACAGTTGCAACTCCAATGGTGGCTCTTCTATCTCGATGTTGAGAAAGTTTAGCTTGTCCATTGACTTACCTACTGAAGATGTAATGGGCTGGGGAATAGTTTTTCTTCTAATACATCAACTGCACGATCATCTAATGTGTTCGAGGTTTGCTTGCATATCGCACGAAGTAAATCTATTATTAACCTCTTGCAGCCTGTCGTAGAAAGGAATCGTAAAAGTATAGGCTTAAGTATCTTGTACATAATTTATGCCTTTTTTAAAACATAGCACACGTTATTGGATCTTGCCTTCTATCCTGCTAACCGCTTCTGACAGCTTGTTTAATCTAAAATAGATATCCCTAATATCTTTTTCTCTGCGATTACTTACGTTAGATATCACCATCACAAGTGCAGTGGCGGCTGCTCCAATCAGTGCTGGCAAGATGTCTTCCATGTATTTATTATAGTTTGGCGTTAATATTGGTTAGTGTTTCTTTTTATTTATGGCAGAACCTCAACCCCCAACTAAGGAAGGGAAGCAAAAACAGCAAACCAAACCAGAGTTAGAAAAGCAAGCAGGAAAAGAAGAAGATGATATCCCTGCCTATCAAGAAATGGTTCTTTTCTATTTGACGACTGGGATAAAGACGTTATTAATCGCATGGTGTATCACCATTATTTCTTTAGCCTATATCAAGTTGCCAGAAAGTAAATGGTGGGTGGCAGATCAGCGTATAGATGCAACATATGCGGCAGGAGTCCTTGGTGGTCTGCTTGGTTCCCTAGGTGTAACTGTTGCTAATGCAGGTAAAAAGAAAGAGGAGAGAAATAATGCCTCAGCTAAAAAAGAAATTGACGAATTGAAAAAAGCTTTGACTGAACTTTCAAACGCTCAACAATATCAGACCATTAGAGTGGTTACCCCGCTTCGTATTGAAGGAGCCGAGGTCATTAAAACAGAGGAACCCCAACCATGAAAAAATTACTTTTCCTTTTATTCCTACTAGTTCCCACCAGTGTTCGCAGTGATATAAGGCACGAAATTACTTCTTCGGCTCAGATAACTGTAGGAGCGGCAAGTACTTCTAGTACAAGGATGCCGAGTACGTTTAGTATTTCGGGCAGTGGGGTGGATACAGCG